TTCACCATTTTTTCTTCTTTCATATATTTCAATTTTATCTTCTCTTGTTAATTTGCTCATAAAAACTGCACCTCCAATCTTGTGTCCAAGATTTTGGGTGCAGTACAATAAGGGCTTTTATTTTTTTATACTTTTTTTACTTATATTATACCTAAAAAATAAAAGAACTAATTACATATTTTAGCTATACCAGTAACTAAAAATATTTGATGACAATATTGACATATCATCGAATTCTTTTTTTATTTCGTTTGATATTTTTTCTATAGATAAAATTTTTTCTCTGAAATAATTTTTATATTCTCTCCGATGTTCAATAGATTCAAATATTCTTTCTTTCAAAATATAATTTTTATTTCCTGGAAAATACTTTACAGAAAAATAGTTACTTAATTCATTTATTTCTTTTTTTATACTTAATATTTTTTTGTTAATAATATCGTATCTAGACTCAAATAAAATTTTCTTTAATGCTTCGACCCAAGGTTCTCTATTAATATTACTTTCCCAATCTAAACCAATATCAAAATTAATATCCATGACAGGTAATATTTCGAAGTCATTTTGCAATGACAGTATTTTTATTTGAGAAATAAAATCTAATATTTTCTCTATTTCAATTTTATCTTTTTCAAATCTAGAATTCTCTTCAGTTATAGTATCAAAAGAAACAATTTTTTTTCCTTTAAATATACTATATTTCCCTAAACTTTGTAACAAACATACTTTCAAGTAATCTACACTCATGTTAATATTTAAATTACAAATATTTTCTCCTTCTATGTTATATATTTGAAAGTCAGTAAAATTTGAGATACATATTATTTTCTTTCCTAAAATCATATTATATTCTAATGCTTGCCTTAATACCTCTCCTTTATTTATTATAACATTTGAAGATTTTATTTCAAATAGAATATCTCCACATACAATGTCTGCTTTTTTTATTCCGGTAAATATTTTTTTTATTTGCCCTTCAATGTTTACATTTACAGGAACTTCAAATTCAATTTCTTCTTCCAAATAACCCAATTCTATTAGTAATTTTTGAAATAGAATTTGTTTATATTTTTCTTCTTTAATAATTTCATCATTTTTTTGCATTTTTCTTACTGTATCAAAAAAAGAATTTTCCATAGATATTCTCCTTTATATTTTTAATCATACCTAGTATACCTTAAAAAATAAAAAAAGAAAAGGCAATCTTTACTGACTGCCTTTTAACATCTTGTTATTACAGTAATATAACAATGTTATTGAAATTACTGTAGTTATTATTACAATTATAAGATTTTCTATTACCATTATATCCCGAAGTTCTTGGACTACTTCAGGTGAAGGGGCATCTCCTTTTTTTGCTATTTCCAGCATATTCCGTACAAATTGATAATCTCTTATTTTTATAAGAATTACATTTTCTACCAGAAAAAACATTATTATTCTTAAAATATACTTATTTGAATAATTAATTTTAGTACTTTTTTGAGCATGTTTATGGATTCTGCCAGGAAACAATTTCTCCCATAGTGTTTTTTTATTAGTCTTTATCATTATCATCTCTCCCTTTTGGAGGAAAATACCTGTCGATTAATCTGTCAATTACAGTAGGCATTTTCACAAGTGCAATTTCTGATAACGGTTCTATTAGGAATCCAATCCCAAAAATAATAAACATAATAGCTATATCTAACTTAAGCACTCCAGGAAATAATGTCATGAGTGAAATATAAAGTGCATCTGCTAACGCACCGTTTAATAATCGTACCCAGAATGGTCTTATATCGATTTTATTATTTGCTCTAAATGTGATATTTCCTAAGAAACCAAGTAATACTCCATATGTTATCATTACCGCTTCTTTCACTGTTTCAGGGTTTAATCCAAAAAAAAACATATCAAATAACTCCTTTCTTCTGTCAGTTATAGTACAGCAGGATTTTCTTTCTTTTCAATATCAAAAATCTGCTGCAATATAACTTTTAAATCAAATGTTTTTCTAGCTTCTTTTAAAACTTCTGTTAAAACTTCTTCAGCAATTTCTTCAGCAAAGTTAGGAATAAATTTTCTGTCAATTGACTTTTCTTTTGCCAATAATTCTTCTAACTTATCCCAAAATCCTTCGTATACCTGATTAAATTTTTCTGCTCCGACCTTTCCTTTTGCAATTATTTCTGTTTTATAGATTAAAGTCTTTCCTAATTCTAAAATTTTGCCTGTTAAATATATTTTTGCTGCTAATTTATTCATTAAAATCCTCTCCTTAAAATTATTTTTTATACAAGTTCATAATGCGGTGTATCATACAGAGTTTTCCAGTCTCCACCCCACACTATTTCCAGTCCCATTTTCTTTGCTACTGCTTTGACGTGCCTTGAAATTTCGACAAGTTTTTTGTTGTCAAACATTTCTGCATCTGTTGTATATTTTACATAGCCACCATTTTGGTTATAATGACCGCAAACCGCTATATCTACCGCATGACCATATCCATCAGATTTTGCCTGATGATTCGATTTTCTACTATATCCATCAAGCTTTGTAACTATCTTACCAGGCTTAGTTCTTCCCTGTTGGTATAAACTGTTCTGATATTCGGCAGTCCTTAGACCTTGTATGATTTTAAAGTCATATGGGCTATCGCCTATTGCCTTTTTCATGAGTTCAATCAGTTTCGGATGCACTCCCTTCATTTTCTCAATACTCGCATCTGATAACACGTATTTTTTTATCTCAACAGTTGTTTTCTCTTCTTTTATTTCTTCTACATTCAGTATTATGTTATCTTTTTCAAAATTCACCCCAATCACTTTGTATTTTTTGTTATCAAATTCAATTTCTGTACATATAAGTTTTTCTATATTCATTTATAACACTTCCTTTTCTTTTATTAATTCCATTTTTTTTAGATATTTAAACAAACGTGTTGGATTAAATTTATGATATCCTTTCTTCTCCAATGTTTGTCCTTTGTATGTCAATGTGAATTGTAATGCGTAATCAATAGCGTTTAGACAGAACTCGCTACAGAAGAATTTCTCATTGTCCTGAGCATTAAGAAACCATGCAAATTGACTTCCAACTATTGCTTTATAGTCATACCCTTTACCCTTGTTAGCAATGAAAAAGTCTATCACATCAGATGCCCATATGTTATTATCCAACTCAAATAAATCCATATTTTTCTTATATTTAAATTCTCCATCTCTAACTCCCCCTGGATTCGCTAGATATATATTTCCATTATACATAAATTCACAATGGCTATATTCACCTAGCGTCCAGACGGAAATTAAAAGCCCCACTATACCGCGGGGCTTGTGAAATGATATATATAGCTTATCTTTTTTCAGCATAAATACCTCCTCTTTTAATCGTGAGATTAATCGCTATAAAATCTCACGATTAATTCCAAAGTTTTTCAAATTCTTCTTTTGCATTAAATATCTTCAGTTCTTCATCCAATAAAGTTTTAAGTCTAGCAATAATTTCACTCTCTGTCTTCAACGCTTTAGATAGCTGTGACTGCATATGAAACGCCATTAATTTGAAATCATCAAGAGTTAAAGTAGGATAGACATGTTCCCTAGTGTCTTTATCTATCAGCTTCCATTCACTTGTTTCTTTTCTTCCAGTTATTGTCAGCAACAAAATTAAACTTGTTAAGCTATCCCTGTCGCCTTTCTCCCTGTTTCTTTGCAAGTATTTGCCTTTAAAAATAAATTCTTTTTCTGAATATTCCACTTTTAAATCAGATAATTCTTTCTTTATTTGTTCTATTTTTAAATTTCTGTTTAACTTAACAGTATTATTTTCAATGTATTCAAATTCAGATAGCTCGACTACTTTAATTTTATTATTTTCTACAAGTTCATTGTCTGCAAGTGTGTATTTTCCAACAGCATATAGTTCTTCTTTTGACATTTCCCGCATGTTCCCGGATATTAAAATAGGATTTTGATACTCTATATCAGAGTAAACATGTCTCGTGCTATCCCAGTCAGGGTAAAACATAATGGGATTATCTTTAAAATCTTCCAAGTTTGTCACAACAGGATGTGCTACTACTTGTAAATTATTTTTGTCATATATATTTATTATCATTTTTACCTCCTTATATTCCTATCTTTTTTCGTATTTCTAATATTTTATTTCTCTTTTCTATACCACTTTTTTCTTTAATATAATGTTTTCTTGTGACATCTACTCCAGAATGGTTTGCAAATTCACTTGCTATTTCTAAATTGCTTGCATTTGCCAATAAATTTATTGCAGTTTTTCTTATACTATGTGGATAAAGCCTTTCTATCCCTATTAACTTTCCTATTTTTTTAACTCTTTCCCTTATAGTACTTTTTGTCATTTGTTTATAAATTCCTTTATATTTTGTTACTAATAAGTAATCTTCTTTTATCTGTTTTTCATTTCGTATTTCAATCCAATTTTTAACAAGTTCTATTGTTTCTTCAAAAATAGGGAATTCAACTAATTTTTGTTCTTTTTCAATTACTCCACTTATTATTCCATCTATCAGATTTAAATTTTCAATTTTAATTGATTGTAAGGCATTAATTCTACATCCTGTATCTATTATCAAATTAAAAATTATTCTATCCTGAATATCAAAATTTTTATTAGTCTCCATTTTAATATCTGCTTCTATAATCTGTCTTTGACTTAAATAGTAGCTTTTTCTACGTTTTTCAACATCTGTAACTTTCAGCCTATCTAATCTTTCGCGAAAAGGATGCGTTACTATTAAACAACGTTTTACTGCCCATATATAAAAACTTGAAATAGCAACAAGCTTATTATTTATAGTTTGAGCATTATTATTACGTTTTTCCCTGCAGTACCTGATATATTTTTCTAAAATAGGAACTATATTTTGTATTGTCTTCTTATCCAACATATAACAATTATTTTCAAACTCTTTTAAATATTCCAAAAATAATTTCATAGAATGTGCATAAGTTTTATATGTTGTATTTCTAGTTGCTCCATTTCTTGCTATACAACTGTTCAAATACTCTTGATAAATCTCTCGATTTCTATTATTTCTTTCTTCCATTTGAATCACTCTCCTATACTTTTTATTAAGTATAGCGTATTTAAACAAATTGGAAAATTTATACAAAGTTCAAAAACACGACGTCACCGTGCATGGAGGGGGAGTCAATTTTAAGAAATATGGTAAAGTTGTCGTTATTTCAGTTGAAATTCAAAGAGAAAATATAACCTTTACAGAAAATTCTCAGCTTATTAATAGTATTCCGGACGGATTTAAGCCAAATGATATTAGCCTCGGAATAGAATCCGCTCTTGCAAGTAATTTAACTAATGGAAAGCAAGGGGCAACACGTATGAGAATTGAAAGAAATTCTCTAAATATATGGGGTTGTCACACTGGAAATTACAATGTATTAAAAGGATCTATTACATACTTTACTGATAATTAACTTGTTAAAAAAGATGCATTAACGTAGATTGTACCTTGAAAATTAATTGAACTTTCCCAAGTTATTTGTCCATTGCTTCTGATTTTTATTGTCCCGGAATTATTGCTGTTCCAAAAAGTGACTGGAACAGAGATGTCAAGAACAGGGCGGTATCCAGCTGGCAATGTTGCTAATACAGTACCTCTTGGCAAAGAGCCTTGCAAATAGTAGTTACTGTCCCAAGTCAGTATTACAATGTTTCCAGATTTGAGTAACGCAATACCTTTATCTATGATTTTAGTCTCGATTCTGGATAAATTTTCCAATTTATTCGCAGTTTGATAGTCCGAAATTGGAATAAATTTTGCCCCCTCAAAATAGGTCAAAGTATTTTCAACGGTTGGAACAACCATTTGCTTATTTGCTTTATCATAATATGCTATCCCTATTTTTTTAGTTCCTACATCCTGCAATAGCCCACCATATCCATCCGTTCCCATCCATTTCATTTTTTCATTAATATTCAGATATGTTTGGTCAGCGGTTTCCTTTGTTATATATGTTATACTCGGATCTATCAATGCAGTTATATTAGTTGCTCTGTCAACTATCAAAGTATCCACATATTCTATTTCTACGATGTTATTAGAAGAAAAAGGAGGAATAAAATCTGGATTAGGTGATGTATTATACGCATATAGTTTTTCAATATTATCATTACCTCTTGCAAACACTCCTAATTCTTTAATATAAAATCCTGTTTGTAAATCTTTATTGCTTAATAATGCCCCTAATTTGCATTGTCCTCCTTCAGCTCTGATACTGATTATATTCAAATCTTTTTTTGGATTTACTAAGCTACTCATACTCCTTGCATCTGTAGATGAAACCCCATCTCCTATCTGCATTTTAGTAAATTCTATTTTTTCTCCAGAAAGCCCTTTGGCCAGGAGTTCTCTACCTGCTTCAGTAAGCACATAACCATTAAAATTTGCCATTTTTTCCTCCTATCTTATTCCAATTAAATATCTACTTCTGTGTAACATTCCGAAATCAGTATTTATGTTTTCGTTTGGTATGCTTATAGAAGTAGATCCTAAATCATATTTTATTTTATAATTCCTATATAATCCGATATTTATTTTGCTTTCTTTTATTCTTGAGAATCTTAATAATTCTAACCAGCTTCGTTCATTTTTATATTTATTTACTACGTTTAAAACTTTTAAGTAATCTTTTTCATTTTTAAGTTTCCCAGAAGTAGATATTTTAAAATACCCTGGATTTCCTCCATATTCAAACCATTCTTTTATTTCTACATTTCCAAACATTATCTCACAAACAGATTTTAATCCGCCAACTGTTCCTTTATTGAAATGGGCAACTATAGATTTTTTTATTAATTCCCTTTTATCTTTTGTATCTGTATATTCGTCAATATAATCAACATGATATTCCCACAATAAAAAATCAAGCTCTTTTTCTGTCAGTTCATCTATATTTATCCAAAATTTCTTCTTTATCCTTTCATGTGATTTATTTATAGCATAATCAATAGATTCATAAATCCATTTAGTTGTTTTATCTGTAAGAGTTGATTTAGCTGCAACATCAATAAGTTTTAAGTCATTAATTTCTATCACATTTCCTCAACTCCTTGATAATTATTTGTAATTCCGTTATTTACTGCTATTTCATTAAAATTTAACTTTCTGAACATGGGACTTCTTAAGTTTATTCTTTTTACTCCAGACTGTTTTAAAAGTTTTATCAACTCATCCGGATTTAAATCTCTTCCAATTTTTTCTTTTTGCCATAAAATAAAATTCTGAACCGCCTTATTCACATTGTCTTTAATCACATTTACAAGTGTTTCATCTTCTTTTTCTATAAAATAATCAAAATCAATTAAATAATTCACCTTAATTGCTTCTTTCACTGTAACTTTATCCGTAATTGGTCTTATATTTTCAGAATTTAAAACCTTTTCTATTTTATTTTTTAACTCCTGACTAACAGTTTCAGTTTCAGTCCATACATAGACATCAACTTCCGTAGCCCTTGGAGAATTCACTTTTATATCTGTTATACTAGGACTT